CCAACCTCTAAATCCTTATAGTGGTCAAGTCTATTTTGATGAAGAGGATGATACATCTTATGAATGGTTTCCTTATTCAGATAAACCTAATCATGGAGTATGGATGGAAATAGATTGGAACCATAAAAGATTGCCATGACAACAGCCGAAAAAATCGCAGCAGCGAAAAAAAGAGTTGCTGAACTCGAACTTCTAATAAAATTATGGAGTAAATCAAAATGAGCCAAGAGAATTTACCTCATAACGTTGCAGTATTTAAAGACCATTTAGCACACGGTCTTAAGTGTTTTGGACTCGATTGGTCTGATTTTAGACCAATCATTTGTAATCATAAAGATTATGGTAATGGTATTTTGTTTAGTCAATTTAAAGGTGTTTCTGAAGGTTTTGCTGCAGAATTTGCTTTAATTGTTTCTGATACAGGTCTTCATACACCACGAGAAGACAAAGTAGGGTTTTTGCCTTTTAATAATAAACAATCACCAACCAAAATGGCCTTCCTTGTTTTATCAGCAATTGTGAGGCATAAGCCATTAGATTTTTAGCAAATGAAAAATAAAGACCTGATCAAAAATTATTATGACCAGCTTGCAGAATTACAGAAAAAATTCTGGTTTGAACGGTTAGATCTTAAGGAATATTGTGTAAGATATGATGCTATAAATAAAAGGATAGCGGAACTAGAAAATGAGTGATTCTTTAAAACTTAGAAAGCTGAAGGAGATAAGAATAAAAAACCTACAAAAAAATTTACTTGATATACAACTGAAGGGAATAGAACATAGGATAAATATTAACTCAAGAAATAAAGCAGAATTAGCTACCAACAGCGGCACTTGGGTTTCAGAACATATAAAGACAGCAATCCTTAAATATAATTATGAGATTGATAAAATACCAAAATTACTGGTAAAGAATTTTAAACCAGAAGAACTTAAGGAATACGAAAGAAGCGTTTAATAAATCCTTTTTTATCTTTTCTTACCTGATGGGTGTTAAAAAAAGCCTCAAGCTCTACAAGACGGCCTAGTAAGGATGCAAGAAATACATCCTGTTTCATTTGATGCCTTACAAGATGAGTGCAATACCGTTTGACGCTGTAGATATCATCAGAGGCTAGTATGTCACGGCATCTTTGTTCTACCGATAGCTCAAGCTCTAGTGGAGCATCTTCTATCTCGATATTAAGAAATTTTCTCTTTTTCATTTAACTGGGAAGAGTTTTTCTTCAATCATCTTAACGATGGCATCATCAACGTCATTATCTGATTTGGCTGCCAAGTCTTGTAAGAGCGACAAACACGCTTTGCGTAGACTCTGCGACTTACCGAACTTGATGAACAGATTGATTAAAAATTTAGACATAAAAATTTGTGTTCTTTCCCAAACATACCAAAGATTAGCGATTCTGCCCCTCAATACGACTTACGGCTTTCTCCAGCTGATTGATTCGGTTAAATATTTCCCTGATATCTCTTTCTCTTCTGTTGCTTATATTAGATAAAACCATGAGGAAGGCGGTGGCTGCTGCCCCAATCAGTGCTGCGTGTACCTCTGGCATTGATTTAAGCTATATTTATGTATAGTATGACTAATAACCCCCAGTTATGGCAGAGAAACCGAAAGAACCACAACAATTAGAGGATGATAAACCTGATTATCAGGAAAAAATCACCTTTTTAGTTTCTACTGTAGCTCAAGCTTTTATTTTGACTTGGTGTTTAGTAGTCTTATCTCTTGGATATATAAAACTACCTAATAAACTATTTGGAATGGAGATTCCAGACCAGCCAAGAGTTGATAGCACTTTTGCTGCTGGTTTACTTGGAAATATTTTAGGTGGGCTAGGTATTAGTGTTAATGCAGCACAAGGAGCAAAAAAGAAAAAGAAAGAAGAAGTAGAAAATGGTGTAGTTAGTAACTCCTCTGGAGGTACTCAAACTATCATAATAAAACAGCCAATAGAATTAGTTACCACTAAACCTGATGTTATTAGAGTCGATCCCATCACTGGGAAAGGCATAAAAAACAACGGAAAACTAGACACATGAAAAAATTACTTCCATTTTTATTCCTAATGTCAGCACCTGCTTACGCTGATATAAAACAGGAATTTGTCACCTCTGCACAAATATCCATTGACTCGCCTTATGTCATTACAAATGCTGCTCCTAACAGTTACAGCATAAGCGGGAACAATATTACAACTTCTACAGGATCAGGAGATTCTCAAGTTACAAATGGAATCGGTGGTCTTAACTTGGCAAGCATTACTAACGGACTAGCTGGAGTTACAGCTACTAATAAAACAGTAACAACTGCTGGATCGGCTTTCAGTTTTAGCGAGAGTTATCAAGCTGGAGATGCTACACAATCTGCTATAACACCTAGTTCTGGAATAGCAACTCTTCCTGTACTTGGTGGACAGACAACAGTAATTTCTGGAGGAACTGCAGGAAGTTTAGCTTTAACATCTCTTTCATCAGGAATACATACTTGTACTGCTGGAGGTAGCGGAACCAGTTGTATTGGCTCTACTACTGTCCGTATTACGATTGACTAGACTTTGGTTATTACTTTTACTACTACTACCTGTCAAAACCCTTGCAGTGCCAGTAGTTCCCCAGTTCAGATCTGGCTCAAGTCAAACTTCAAGCACATCAGAAAGTGTAGTAAATGAGGTTATTACCAGCCATCAATATCGGACAGGATATTCCTACTCTGCATCAGGACACAATATTGAAAGTGCCGATACAAATAGCTATATCAACCCTACAGCTACCTCTCTTACAGAACAGACAGTTGGAGGGGTAAATTTTAGTTGGACAGCACCAAGCCTACAAGACGTTCCAAGATGGAAAGTAGTAACTCCAGGATCAGCCTTTTCTCTTCAAGAAACTCTAATAACTCCAGGATTAGACACAGTAACCACAATAACAAGAACAATAAATACAAGCACCACAGTAGAAACTACAACTACCTTTGGGCAATAGCTTTATTTCTTTGCCCTGCAAGGGTTTTGGCTAATACGACTGTAGCATCCCCATCAAGTAACGCACAGGGGGTCGTTAACAACAATGCCACCATGATTACACCTTCTTCTATGCCATCTTTCAGAATGAGTCAGGGTATCGTCTGTGCTTCTCCTAGCCTTACAATCACTCCGTATGTAACCGATTCCCATACGTTTTCTTTACCTAGAGAAACTGTTACCAGACAAAATATATATGACGAGAATACTGGAGAAATAAAATATGTACAGGAAACACCAAGATTTGAAAAGGAAAACTTTAATTTAAATTATGGTATCTCTGCTCAGATAAATATTCCATTAGGAAAATCTCCAAAACTTTGTCATGAAGCAAGTGCAGTAAATATAGAAGCTCAAAAATTATTAATTAAGAAAACTAAAATGGAAATCAGCCTTTATCGTTTGGAAATGTGTGCAAAAATGGCGAAAGATGGAGTTACTTTTAAACCTAATACTCCTAGTGCTATTACCTGTGAGGATATTGTTGTTAACATTCCACCAAATCAAGTTATCTCACATACTCATAAATTAAAATAGACAAGCCACGGGCTGTGGTAAGACTTGTCTGAAAATTATTCTACCTTATCTTTTTTCTTTGTAAGTTTTTTTACGATATTCTTAATAGCTGGTTTGATTATGTTGAGAATAAGAGGAGAACTCGCAGCCACAAGGCCAATAACAGCAGTAGAGACAATAGTGCTAGGTTCTGGGATGTATTGATCCACAAAAGGTACGTCTTCATAGAGAGTAATACATTCAACCCCATCATCCCCTCTTTTATGTCCAATGACACGTTCTAATTTTTTTTCGTTAACAAATGAACCAACCCTTTGTTGATTTTTACCAGGGCAAGGTTCTAGTTCAATATCTTTATCTTTTTTAATTTCTGGTATCTCTGGTTGCTTTGATTCTGGTAAGGGTGGGGGTTCATTATTTGCAGGAACTTCTTCTGTAATGACCAAACTTTCAGGTGTATAGTCAAGAGGAATAAAACTAGGAAACGGAAAATCACACGTTGTATATACACCATTTGGATCTTCCAATAATAAATTACGATTACCAGTATTTTTTATATCACGATGTTGATAGGTACAACCAGGAACATCAATATCAGGTGGTTTCGCTATCTCAATATAATGTGGGTTATATATTTCTGGAACGTCTGGAATGTATATTTCACGAATCTGAATATCAGGTATATCAATCGTAGGCATCTCTTTTCTTTAACACTTCTACTTCTGAAAAACACTTAGGACAGGACAAGTTAGTCATTACCGAAAACTCAGGATAACCATTCATATCCTCTTCAATA